TCTTTGACCTAAAATTCTTTGGTTTTCTGCAATCTTTGTGTCCATCAAATACTTATCTGCTATTCCTTGAAATGGAGCTTGTGCAGCTTTATTAGCATTTAAGTATGCCTTACCGATATATGGTAGTGCAGATCCATAGTTACCTGTTTTGGGTTGTGCAAAATAACTAGCTAATCCAGTCATTATGCCTGTGCCTATTGATCTTTTGTTTGCTGCTTCTATTGCTTCTGGAGTTATTAATTTTGCATCTAATAAACTTTGTGCTCTTGCATCTGGTGCAGCACCAAAGACATTCATATCTCCAAAATAATCAAATAAATTCATTGTTTTCCCCTATGCCCTTAAAATGTATTTACCACCAATGCCTGAAGTTCCACCCTGACCTAATACATTTCCAGTCTGACCTCTCATTAGCATTGCTTGTTGATGTCTTAATCTTTCTTGTTGTTCTGGTGTGAGTGCATCTACTCCCATGCCTAATGCTAAACTACCTACATCTCTTTCTGTAGGCATATATGGCTCTATAAAACCTAATCCAAGATTGTCTAATAACCCAACATCATTGTTGGCTGCTTGTTCTAATCCTGTTTGAGTGTTTGCTGACATTGTATTATTAATATTTAATAACCCATCGCCATTAGATGGTGTACCTAAAAAACCTCCAGTATTTTGCATTTGAGCTTGACCACCACTACCCATCATATTTCCTAAACTTCCTTCTGATGCAGTAAAGGTACTAGGGTCAATATCTATTGCATCCTGAATAGGATTAAAGCTACCAAAAATACTGCTACCTCCCCCAGCCAATGCTGCATTATTTGCAGCTTGTTCTAATCCTGTTTGTGCTAAATGAGATGGCATAGTTGATGCGGCAGTTGTTCCAACAGTTGTTGCTGGACTCATAGCACTACCAAATCCTGATGTTACTGAACCTACTGCTGCACCTTTTAATGGATCTTGACCCATTGCGTATGAAGTTAAAGCACCTACCCCTGCACCTACTAGTATTGGTTTAAGCATTATTTACCTCCTCCACTTGAAGTAGAAGTTTGATTAACTGGAGCTGGTGCTCCGTATGCTGCTGACAAATAAGACTCTAGTTTGTTGTAAGGTTTATTTTGTTCAAACTCAAATCTACCAATATCTGCATTTAAAGCATCTTTAGCATACTGTTCTTGTGTCTGACCAACTTTAGCTAATTGATTTATATCTGTGTAATCTGCTGCTGCCATTTGTGGAGCTGATGCAATAGCTGCATCTTGTCTTGCCCTTTCTGCACCAAAGTTACTGTAAGCTAATTCTGCTGCTCTGTTAGTTAAAGCATTTGCTAGGTTTTCTGATGCTTGTGATTCCATCTCACCCATAGCACCTGAACCATATCTACCAGAAGCTGCTGTTCTACTACCAATATCTCTAATAGCTTTATTAAATTCTGTAACAGCAGGTTTAGCTGCACTTGCCATCATTGCAGAAAAGTATGGATTACCTGCTGATAGTCTGTCTCCACTAATTGTGCTTAACTGTTGTGCTTGAGCTGCTGGTACTAATGGACTACCAGTTCTAGCTCTATCACCTGCTAAACCTAATGCTTCTGTTGTAGTTGCTGATGCTGGAACATAAGTTGCATCTGGGTAATATTCTGGGGAAGCATCTTCATATAAACCTTTTGCTTCATCTAAACCATAAGTTATGTATGGCAAGATTGCAGGGTCAATATTTTGTGTAGTTTGAGTAGTTTGGTTACCACCACCACCACCTTTGTATTCACGCAACCCAGTAAAAGGATTAATTGTACCTGATCCACCATGTGCTTTTAAAAGATTAGCTTCCCATGTATTAACATGAGCAAGTTCGGTATCTCCCTCTCTGCCTAATTTGCCTAAATCTTTAGCTAACCAGTTATATAACCATATTTTTAACTCCATTAATTTATATTTTGTTTCATAACCATATAACCTGTTCCATAACCTCGCTATACTGTCATATTTAGTAGACCCTTGTATTGCTGTACCACCATTTTGTTTGACCCAAGTTTTAAATTGTTCAAACCCTTTTTTTGTTACCATGCCACCTTCTTTTTTTGTACCAATATAAGTTATGTAACAAACTCTTTCATGTGGATACATAACCCATTGCACAGTCAATGCACAATAGCAAACATCATCTTTCATAAGTAAAAGAAGTTGTTGTTGTCCTTGTGCTACTGTAAGTTTGAGTGTGTCGCTGCAAAATTCGCCATCACCTTTTTCTAAAGCTCTATTTAATATTGGTTCAGCAAGATACCAAAATCTTTGCACTTGATTCGTAGGGACTACATAGAGTTTCATAGGATTTATCCAACAATGATATAATCCAATTCTACATCACTATGCCCATGATTTCTATGACCTATAACAAAACTACCTTTGGCTTTAGTTTTGATATAAATGTGGTCTGTTTCTCCTGCTGCATTTTCGCTTCTAGGTGAAAATACAATAACAGAATCAAAACCTGCTCTTTCATTATTAACTGTAGTTTCTGTTCCAGATGTATTTAAAATAACAGTACCACTATTGTTGGTCTTGCCATTCATAGCGTTATTAACTACTTCTGCTACAGCTCTAGGGTCACCACCTTGATATGGAAGTGTACGATACATTCTAGGCATTATCTATTACCTTGTGGTTTTACATCTACATCTACTGCCATAGCTGTTGTCCAGTTACCTGTAGGTTGCACATTAAACCTGTGATACCTACCTGCACTCCTTAAACTACATCTGCCTTCTGTTGTAGCAGGAACAAATGAGCTAAATAAAATAGTATCGTCTAACTCTCTACGACTAGCTACTGCTACTTGTGCAGTGCCGTTGTCTATTTGTGGTCTTGCTAGTGTAGCTACAGAGTTATAACCAATCTCTACATCCGTTGTAATAAGTTGTGGTGTTATAGACTCTCCTGTAAATACTACTATTTTATCTGTTTTTGCCCCTGCAAATAGAAACTTACCACCTATAAATAATCGTGAATCTAATGATGCAGGCATAGTGTCTATATCTGTATAACCTAAAGCAGACTCTAAAGTTTCTAATGTTTCTCCTAAAGTAGCAATAGTACCAACCACATCTGATGTTGTTTCAGCTCTTGACCATTTTTGTAGTTGCCAATTATAAATAATTATTCTTCTGTTTCCATCTACATCAGCATAATTCCAAACTACTAGGTTTTTAACAGGATCTATAGCTACACTTATTGTATTAATTTGTGTTAAATCAACTCTACTAAAAAACCATCTATCTACTTTTTCTAATCCTATATTAGTAACTGTTTGACCATCTGTAGAGTAAAATCCATCATCTGCTAAAAAGAAAGTAATGTTTCCATACCTAGCAACAGAGTTACCTTCTAAACAACCTAGTCCACTAGAAATAGTATCAAATTGCCAGAAAAGAGGACTACCAACATAAGAACACCTAACTATAGATTTCTCTAGCAACACAACACCAAACTCGCCACCTGTAATAGCTTGAACATTACCTCCATCAGGAATAATTTGAAAGTCACTTTGGCTAGTAGACCCAGAGACCCAATCTGTTTCATCATTAATATCTGACCATTGCACCTTGTCTGGTTCTGTACCACCTAATAAATTTCCTGCAAAAACAAAGTCACGAACCACAGCAATGTCTTTAGCTATAGGAGCTGATGCTGCTACATCTGCAAATGTGCTTGATACACCTATAGTCCATGCTTGTATTTTTTGTGTATCGTTACAAGCTAACACTACATTACCAAATTGTTCAAATCTCCATGTTCCATTTCCACCATAACCACCTGCTTTAGACACATCATTTAAATTAAGTGTTGCAATATCTAACTTAAATAGCTTTGTAGCACCACCTGCAAACACTTCTACATTAGCACCAAATTTAGCTACGAATATGTTGTTAATATTTTCACTGGCAGAGTTTGAAAAATCTACCGAACTAGGAAAAGCACCATAACCAATACCTACAGGATATACATTTTTAGCATCATTTAAGCTACCTGCGTTTGCAGGTTGGTCTGGTAGCCAATCTGTAAATTGTAATCTTTTTGTTGTCATATTATAGCTTCATTATGTATGCAAGTGCATAGTAAGGAGGTAAGTTAGCATTGGTTGCACTTGTTCCTGAAGATGCTGTAGTAAATGAGTGAGTATGATTTCCAATATTACCT